ATCTTGCAGCGCATCGCGCAACTCGTTTGCGTCCATCTGGATCGGCACCGACTGGCGGAAACCGATGGTCGAAGGCACGGAAAGCTGCGTCTTGTCGTTGAAGTTCGCGGTCTGGTCGATGCCGGTGTAGCTCGGCACGATGTAGCGCATCGGGCGCCAGATGATGTCATTCGTCCGGGCCATCGTGGTCTGATCGGTGCGATAGATCTCGATGTTCTTGACGAAGGCAAGGGCGTCGTTGAAGCCCTCAAGCTGGCGGTCGAACGCGACCTTCTCTTCACGGGAAAAAGCATTGGGCATGATGCGCTCCTAGGGCGTCAAGCTGCCTGCCGTTGCTTCTGTTCAGCCAGAAACTTCCTGATCGCCGTGCGGTCGCCTGTGCGATCCGCTTCGGCCTCAAGCTCGGCGAGGCGTTTGTTTGCGTCCAGTTGCACCGCCCCGGACTTGCCGCGGACGATGGTTTCTGGGGCTGGCGTAGCTTTCTTCGGGGCTAGGGTCATCTTCGTCTCGATCTCGCGTAGTTCAGCAGCCAACAGCAGCGGGTCCGTGATCGCCGAAACCCGCTTTAGCGCCGAGGGGTTCGCCCCCAGCGCCGCCACGAGTTCCGCACGCTTGCGACCGACCCTCAGAAGCACCGCCAGTTGGGGGGGGCTCATCGCATCGGTCACGTTCGCCTCAAGGTCCGAGAAGTTCGGGACTCTCTTTGCAAGCGTGGTCTTCTCGGTGTCGAAGGTCGTCAGGGTCTGCTGCCATTCCTCCGCATTGCGGCGATTGGCGGCTTCCTGTTCTTCCTTCGCCCGGTCGATCTTGGCCTTCGTCTCGAAGTGGCTGCGAACAGCCGCCCGAAACTTCTCTTCGTCCCCGTCGATGCCGTCATCGAACAAACCCGGCTCGCGGCCCAGGACCGGAAGGCCCTGCGGTTGCGGTCGGCTCTGCTCTTCAGCGGCCCGGGCTCGCCTCTCGGCGTCCCGTAGACGGTTGCGAAGCTGCCGGATGACCGGCGTTTCCTGCTGCGTCTCTTCCGCAGGCGTCTCGCCCGCGATCTGAACTTCGACTTCGCCCTCGCCGGCTGCGTCGTTGGCGGACTCGGTAGGCTCCGGCTGCGTTTCCGCAGGAGCGGCCTCTACCTCGTCGGCTTCGACGCCTTGGATCTCGGCTTCCGGTGCGACTTCAAGCTCTTGTGACATTGATGACCCTTCTCTCGCCCCTGCGCCGGGCGGTAGCGTGGGCGCATCATAGCATTACGCTATTGCGGCGGGTCAAGTGATAGGCAGAAGTCAACCCGCGACGGGCTGGAGTGGCTATGCTGCTTGCTATGAAAATCGTTGACAAACACGAACCGCGCGAGTTCAGCGCCATCACCACCGTCAACAGTCCGCGTCTGTCTGTCGGCAGCACTGTGACCATGCAACTTGCAGACAAGCGCTGGTGGCGCCGGCTGGCGTTCTGGCTTCTCAGGATGGGCAAGCCAAGACGGCCCGTGACGTATCGCGTGACCGAGGTTACGGACACCACGTTTACCATCGACATGTCGCGGCGCGATCAAAGCGGATCATGCCCAAAGTCAAAGCACCGAAGACAATCGGGTATCAACTAAAGCCGGGCGACTTCTTCACCGTCGAAGGCTGCGGCAAGAGCGCCAAGGGGCACACTGTCATGGGTGGCCGCAACGTGACAACTGGCCGCAAGATAAAGGTCAAGACGTTGACCCGATACCGCGTGACGCCGACGGCTCTTGTCCTCAAAGTGCGTCCGGCTGCTAGCTTTTCTGTTGAGGAGCTGACGGCGTTTGACTCTGTTCTGTCCGGTTTTGAGCAGACTGCTGGCGCCTTTGTGGATCGGCTGACCGGGGGCTTGACTTCTTCGCCGGTCTGGCGCCCGAAGCCATACGTCCGCAAGCCCTAGACCGGCCCCGATAGCGGCTGCTGCTGGACCTCCATCACAGCCTGCAGCGTCCTCAGCGTCTGTTCCTGCTGCTCGCCGTCCGTCTCCGCGATGGTCTTGGCAGTCTCTGCTTGAGCCTGGCCCGTCTTCGCCACTGCGAGGCCAGCATTGGCGCGAGCCTTCGCGGCTTCGGCCATCAGGAACTCCTGATTCGCGTCCGGGCCTTGGTTTTGCTGCTCGGCGGCCAGTTCTTCGGCCTCCTCGGGCGTCGGCTTCGCCATGCCAGCACGAAGCAGCTTCTTACGGAAGTACGGCCGGTATTCGGCCATACCCTCGCCGTCCATGTTGTAGAGGATGATGTTCTCAAGCGCCGCGGCAGTCTGCGGATCTTTGGTGACCGCGAGCATGCTCGTCAGGTCGCGCACGATGGCAGTGCGACGGCTTGCCGACGACGGGCCAACATCCACCACGACTTCGGCGTAGGCGTTGGCAAGGTCGTTGCGCTGGAATTCCTGGCCTTCATCGTCCACCGCTGGCGTGCCAAGTTCGACGTATTCCATCTCGCCCTGTTTGCCCATGCCTTTCAGCCGCTCATAGCCACCCGGGCGGATGTCGCGCTGCATCGACAGCCACACCTCAGCACACCTCCGCTCAGTGACGGCATAGTTGCTCATGTAGATGAACGCCTGCATGTCCAGCCGCTGCTGGACGAGTTCAACGGCTTTTCCGGAGACGTTCGAAACGATCTCCTCGGCGTTGGCCTGGTTGCCCAGCACTTCCTGTAGATCGCCCTCGATCAGTTGCGCCAAAGCAGCCAGAGCCGGAGGGATGTTCGGGGCTTTGGTGTAGCCGACCGGGCCGCCGCCGTTCACCACGTTGCCCTGATCGTCCTTCGCCATTTCGGCGAGCAGGTACGGGAAATCCTGGGTGTTGTCCGTCTCCCATAGCTGCTTGATGAGCGGGTTGCTGATCTGCGACGGGGTAAAGATGGGCTTCTCTTGCGTCGTTCGGGCCGCGTATTCCGCCAGCTTGGCCCGAACCATGTTCGCCAGCCGCTGGGCATCCTTCGCCATGCGGACATGGCCGTGGAATCGCTCGTTGCCGTCGATGTAGTAGCGCTGCCCGTAGAAGGGCACGATGGGAATGCAAGTGCCCGCGATGTAGCCGCAGTCCTTCAGCACCTTGCCCCCGCTCAAGATCCACTTGTGGACCCGCTTACGCTTGAGCTTCTTTTCCTCGACCTCTCGAAAGCCCGTGACGATCAGCGTATCGAGCAGGGCCGGATCGTCTTCTAGGACATCCTCCTCATACTCGATCCGATCCCCGTCGAAGCCCTCAAAAACTCGCTTTGTGTAGCGCTCGACCTCGACTTTGTAGTATTCGGCGACGTAGACGACCTCGGCCGTACACCAGTCGAAGTAGGTCATCTGCACGTCGCGCGGCCACGTAGCGGGGTCGTCGCCCCACTCGTCCATGTAGCCCTGCCGAGACATGCCCGTGAGCAGCCAGCAGCGCTTAGCGTCTGCCTTGTCCTGCCGCTTGGCCTCAAGGTCATAGTAGACGCACGAGTCAGCCTCGAAAACAGGCTTGAACTGCACAACCTGGGACTTGTCGTCGGGGTTGTCCTCGTCGGCGTAGGCCGTGCAAAGCCGCACCGCACCCATGCCGCCGCGCATGCCCTCGCTGAAGGCATTAAACCGGGCTAGCTGCGCGTGGCTGTCCAGCGAATCCGCGCGGTACAGCGCCGCGCACGTCTCGGCGATGGTGTCGTCCCGGTCGTCCTTCGGCAGGAACCGCGCCGCAACCTCGTTGTTGCGGTATTCGTTCTCGATCCGCAGGCAGCCTAGAGCGACTTTGTTGACCTCGGGGCGCGGCTTGTTGGCGAATGCTGCGTACCACTGGCCCTCATACTGCGCGCCAGCCACGGAGGCAAAGCGGCGATCCTCCAGGCACTCCATGCGCACCGAGTGCTGCGCACGGGCGACGACATCAAACTCGCTTTTGGCCTCGGCCAGGATATCGGCGTCACGCTCTGCTTTGCTCGGTCGGCTCATGACACCACCTCAATGATTCCCCACAGCGAGACAGTGGGCAGTGCCACGCGCAGACCCGTAGGCCCGACCACAGTAGACAAATCGACGGGAGGCTGCCCCGGTTCGTACCATTTGACGCGGCTGAGTCTCAAGCTCGGCAGTGCCCACGGCTGGACCAGCAGGCTCAAGCCAGCGCGACTTACGCCGTCCATGTTCACGACGTGCAGGATGGTCGATCCGGTCTTTGTCCGGGGGATCACGAAGACATCGGTAAACGCGCCAGTCAGGCGCGCGGCGGACCACTGCGACCAGCTACTGACCGGCTGATTGGCAATCGTGCGGTAGTTCGCCAGGCCAGACAGCGCAGCAGTGACCGGGCTCGGCGTCGAGCAGTCCACGATGCGCAGCGCCCGCTCCTCAAGGTCACCGCGCCGTGCGTAGCCACCATTCAGCGGGTACAGTATCGCCGGCACGGCGTTTCGCAGGCACATATCCGCCCAGCCGAGGATTCCGCCCGCATTAACCGCGCGGTTGTCGTTCGTCTCGACATCGCAAGCGAGGAGCAAAGCACCGCTGTCGGCCGTCCCTTCAAACAAGAACGGGTAGTCCTTGACCATGTTGTTCAGCGGAATGAACCCGTCGCCAGCCTCGGCAAACCACCGTTCATTCTGCCCAGCAGTCCACGGCTCTAGGTACGTGTCGCACGGGTAGAGAGGGCGACCACCGAGAGCGTAGGCCAGCGCGTATTGCTGAAGCAGGACGGCGATCCGCTGCGCGCGCGTGCTCGTGTAGGTCTCATCGTTGCGCATCGGCTGAAGATGCGGCATGCAATCGACGCCACAGCCCGTAACCGTTTTGATGTTGACCCACAGCCGCGTGAAGCGCTGCGCGTAGTCCGACGGCGTGCCCTCGACGACGCGCGTGCTCCACTCGTCCGCGTCGTTCTCGAACATGGCAAGATCGAACGCGCGCACCAAGTAGCCGCTGTAGTCGATCCGCGGCATTGGGTCGTAGGTGTTCCCGCTCACGTAGCGGACGACGGACGGGTAGGACGCGCGCAATGCCTGGTGAAACGCCACGATGCCGCGCCTTAGATGGGCGACGAAGTTCGACCAGTTCGAGGCCGTCGCGTAGTTCGTGGCCCAGTTGCCCGTGGCTGTGGCGTATGCCTTTGTGCCCCAGTTCCACACGTCCTGGGTGATGCCTGCGCCTTGCATCACCGACACATACGAAGGATTGAAGCCGGCCAGCGTCTCGGCATCGAACGGGCCACCCGTGCGGCTTGTGTCTCGCGCCCGCAGTGCCGACAGGTCAGGCGCCGGGTCGTCATAGTGCGCAGCCGTGGCCGTGGTCAACCCTGCCGCTTCGGTGCGCTTCAGCGCAAGGTAT